ATGTCCAGACTATTCACACTTCATATACGCGTTTAGACAACACACACCGTTTGGGATAGATTTCAGTGATATCCCCTTTACGGGAAATCCTGATTTTGGTGAAGTTTTGACCGTTAGAATACCCAGTAATAAGAGTGACCTATTGAATTCTATTGCACTGACTGTGTCGTGGAGGCCTGATTATGATGCGATATTGGCAGTTGGGAACCCTCTCACAAAACTCGTGGAATACGCGGAATTGTTAATAGGGGAACAAGTCGTGGACACTCTTACCGGTGAATATATCTACATGCGAAATAAACTGGAGACATCCGATCAACACCGTGATATCAAAGCATACAGGGGTGGTGAGGGTGCTGTATCAGAGGGGTATTATCCCACCAAGTTGTCATTAGAATTACCTTTTTACTTCACAAGAAATAACAAGTCAGCTATTCCATTGTGTAAACTTAGTAAACAACAGGTGTCGGTGAGAATAAAACTTGTGAGTAGAGATAAATATTATTCGTACAAATCTGCTACTAGTGTATCTTTACCCCCCATAAACGATGTTACTGAGAAATTCATTGATCAGATAGTATTGACAACGGAACACGTATACTTGGGTGAATTGGAACGTAAGGCTTTCCAGGAACATCGCATGGAGTATCTGATAACTCAGGTGCAGCTCCGCGAAACTAGGATGCAACCAGGAATTGACAAAAAGGTATTCTTACTCGATTTCAAACACCCCGTAAAAGAGTTATTGTTTCTAGGAGAACCCATATATACCAACTCAATCGATGAAATAAACAATTATAAATTCAGACAAATCAAGACTGCTGAGTTATGTTTAAATAACGTCATCTTCTTTAGGAAAAATGGACACTTCTTATCTGTTGTTCAGCCGTTCAAAAATCACATAAATACACCCGATTTTGGAGAATCACAGTTCGGTATGTATTCCTTTTCCCTCGATCCAGGGGATAGCAATCCCACAGGGCAACTGAACATGAGTAGGATTATCCACCAAAAGTTTACAATCGAGTTTAAGGATACCGACAAGTATGTTGTTAACCAAAGAGATAAGATTACCAGAACGTATTCGTCTCAAGAAACACAAATCCGTGTATACGCCCTAAACTATAACATTCTGTCATTTGACTCTGGGTTAGCGGGCTTAAAATTTTATTAATAGTCTTATATTAGTATGGCTGGGGTTATTCAACTTGAGTCTAGAGGTCTTTTAGACCGCTACACAACGGAAGTTCCCGAGTTTACCTTTTTTAAAGAAAACTTCAAGAAACACTCGAATTTTTCTTTACAATTTATCGACATCGAATCTGATAAAGACGTAGAGTACGGTGAAATACACAAATTTAGCATCCCATATGACCACTGTGATGTCCTAAAGGGTGTTAATCTCATGTTCAGTTTACCTGATATAGTTCTAGCTGCGGGTGTAAATGAGAATGGTCACTATATTTATGGTGAGGCGTGTAATTTTATAGAGTACGTGACTCTCTCCGTTGGTGGTATTGTCATTCAACACCTCACAACTGAGTATTTAGATTTACATAACGAACTTGAATACCCAACTACAAAACAAGTCAACTTATTCGACTTATGCAAACGTGACGTGAGCTCAAACCCAGCCGTAATCAATAATAGAACTTCAAAGCCGGGACCATACCCCAGACAACTCGGAGGGGACGTCTGCATCGAGATACCGTTTTACTTCCACAATCACCCAGAGCTCGCAGTTCCAGTGTGTGCACTTAGACAACAGGAAATTGAAGTAGAGGTCAAGTTCCGCAACGTAGACGAGTGTATATGTGTATCAGCCCCCCCCTCAAACCCGCCATTCGTAGGAGAACGAAAACATCTCGGAGCTACGGCTACGGATTTAGTTACATACAAGCCGTATGATCTAAGATTGTCTACAGAGTGTATATTTTTGGATCCCGTTGAGAAAATTAAGGTCGTGAACCAGGACTTCGAGTTTGCGATTACACAAATCCAATACGACGACGTGTCACTTGATGGGGATGAAAATAAATTCAAAACTCGTTTGAACTTTACAAATTTAGTCCAAGAGTTGTACTTTTTCTGTCTCTATACAGAAAATAACGCCTTCGGTGACACTTCGAGTTACAATGAGATTCCTGTGAATTCAGATGGTGTATCTGTGGATCCTGCTCTCAAATGGGAACACTTAAACTATCTGACTATGACATTCGACGGTGAGGAAATTTTGGATGAGCACACGGGGTCCCCCCACTTTTTGAGAATCCTCCAACCGAGATTGCACCACAGAAATACCCCAATCACGAGAAGGTTCTACTCCTATAGTTTTGCACTCTACCCAAATGACAGTGACGCATCTGGTCATGTCAACTTTAGCACTGTAAAAGAACCTATATTATACGGAAACCTGTTCAAAAGTGGTGGGTATAATAGACGTTTTCATATTTTAGCTAAAACGATGAATTTTATTCGCATAAAAGACGGTGTCATGTCACAAGTTTTTGATTACACGACTTAGTGAATAGGTTTTGTTTATTGTTGTAAATGTAATCGATTATGTTATTTTTTATACACCATTTGATGAAATTTAATTGAGCGAGAGTCGTTTGAATTTCATGAGATGTTACAGGGATTTGATACGTAAATTTTTCAGCCCTACAGAAGGGATCAAATAGTTTTTTACTATACCCATCGAGGCTAGATTTATATGCGCAGTGCACTGTAAAAATTTTACCGTCGTGAGTCTTGTATGAAGTGTTGTTTTTCTTGGCATAATTTGTAATAAACCATTCGAGATTTCTTAGAGAAATTCCTCCAGTCTTGTTTAAAATTGTCAGTAGCTTATTCCTGTTAGATTCATCTGTGTAGAATTGATTTATTGAAGATAGTAGAATGCTTGTTTTAGTCATTAGAAAATAAACGCCCTAATTCTATAAGTCCCTTTTGTTCACAACCTGGACACCCACGAACGAACATTTTTTCAGATCCATGGTTATGTAGCTGTAAACTAGGTAGACATCTCGGTTGCACATTTTCACCTTGCCGTTGATGGAACTTACAGTATCCATTTTCACCAGCTTTGAATGAACACCTAACCCCTCCCGGTTTTATTCCTCTGCATCGGTCTACTCCCTCAATTTTTGGGATGTCACGGAGTAGTAACTCCAACGATATTTGATGTTTTTTAGATATATTTTCTAATGTTTGGTTTAATTTTTCGTCGTGGTATGAACTGATACCATCTTCAACAGATTCACAAATCAGTTCATTTAGATCGTTTTCTAAACGATGAACAAGTTTTTTGACTCTTGCATTGATATCAGTCATGCTTTACTTACTTGTACCTTGCTCGTAAGTTTTAAATAGGTCATCAACAGAATTCTTTCGATCCCTATATTCCTTAATACGTTCCCTGAGTTCTACATTTTTACCATCTTCGGCGAGGCTATGTTTTTTACATTCCTCGATGAGTTGTTCCTTCTTCATAGTGCTTAGGGCTGGCTCTCTCTTCTTGGCTGGGGGCTTGTAGGAATCGATTATGTCACCGAATATCTCCTGCTTGGTATTCTCGTATAACGGGTCCAAGAGATCACACACAGGGTTCAGAAATTTATTCACGAAGTAGTAGTGGTAGTCTATCGGTACGTTGTGTTCCTCCACATACTTGGGGTCTTCAGATTTTTCAAACGCTTTTGCTCTCGGGTTATCTGTTTTTGTGAGTAGATACGGGACCCTGTCACCTGATTGTGGTTCAGAACCGGGTTTACGCTCTCTCATTTTGTTCACAACTTGAACATGTGCTTGATTGATATTGATACTTGCAGGACTTGTTATAGAAACACTTTTCCCCCCAACTTTGTAACTATCGGAGAGACCCTGACTTAAAATAAGTTTGTCATTTGGAATTTCACCACCCAGAAGTTCGTTAGCGCGTTTCCTCGCCAACTCCATCGGTGGACCTGTATCACCAGATTTTAAAATAACATCCAATAGTTCCTTACAAACTTCCCTCATGTGGGGTGTATTATCTCGACGAACGAGTTGTAGACCCTTGACATCAACGTAATCCATATTCATGTTTCCATCCTTCCCCTTCGTCCAGAGCTTTGCCGCGTATCTCTTCTTAGAATATAGGAAATAGGGCCAGTACACCTTCTCAAGTTCTAGGTTATTTGGTTTCTTGAAGAGGGCACTGCATTCTTCTGCAGCCCTCTCACCAANNTCCCAACTGTACTCAATAGCTTCCACCCCTTTACGGTCCCCAACATCAAACTCAACCATGACAGAATCAGTGTTATGCACAACGAGTTCACCCGGACCGACATGGAAATGATGACACTCTGTGGTTAGATCATAAACGTATCCATCGGTTGTACCAATATGCTCAAGTTTCTTGATCGCTATAGGATTCCTTCTCTGTGTACTCTTTGTCCACGTCTGTCTATACACATCTGGCTTATCTACTCGAGTGTTGAGAGATACATTATATCCAAGGCGTACCCCTAAAATATACATTCCCATAGAACCTTCTTTACCCTTGATATCCATTCGTGTGTAACCGTTTTTGTCTTTGTCACCATCTGCCATGTAGTATCCCTCCCAAAAAGACTGGATAACTTCGATGGGTGCATTCAAAATACACGAAGGTATAATTTTTTCTTTGTGTGAATTGTAAAAGAGAGCGCGATACTTTAGACTTACACTTTTTACGTCACCGATTGCATTCAATTTGTACACTCCACTACTTTTGATAGTGTCATACATCCGGGTCTCAAATGAACAGAGATCAGCCATCTGGTTCAGAAACTGTATGTTTGTGTTATTCAGAGCCCATGTGTATTTTGAACCATATTTACCACACGAACCATCACCGAAAAAGAAACCCATAACCTTTGCTTCTTCGACAGTGACCGAATTATTCTCTTCACCGAAAGAGTATACACAAGCACCATGAAGTAATTTAGTACCCAATCTCACTTCTGTAGGTTTAATCATCTCTTTGTTTTCGAGAAGCAGACTGTGGTCTTCTGTCACATCGACAATACCAGTGTGTGTGAGTACACGATGTATATCTTTTGTTGTTTTATGTCGCACGATTTGATGAATGGGGGTAAACCCCTTTTCAGTCCATACTTCTGCGTTTATAGTAGCCACTTCTTTACCGTCGTCACGTGTCTCGTAATATTCCACGAGTGAATCAATCCTACATGTTCTGATTTCTCCATAACGACGAATGAGTAGAGGTGTGTTGGGTGTGACTGAATCACCATACCTCACCTTAGCACCGGGGAAGTTCGCCTCAACATAGGTCTTAGTCTCCTCAATCATCCCACGACCCCTACACGTGGTTGTCGATGCGATTGGGACACATGGGAGGATCCCCTTTCCCGCACCTGTAAAACCATATACAGAGTTCATCGAGATCTTGTAGGCCAACTGTTTACCGTTGTAGACTTCTTTCATATAGCCCGTAGCTGCTGCCATATCCTTCTTAGCCTTCTTACGAAATTGTTTCAGTTCAGTGAGAATGGCCGGTAGTAGACTTGGGACATCTTGGGCAAACTTGTATGTTTTATCCCCGATGTTGAACGTCTCGTATTTGATCCCATCAATATCTCCATACCTCTTCTCATCCATGACATATGTGGAGTAACACAAATTGTGAGCCATCATGATTGACGGGTATAGGGCTTCAAAATCTAGGGCCGTGATAGGTGTGTAGTATGCACCCTTTTGGGCTTCTAGAACTGTGGCTCCCTCGTATTGTTCTTCAGGGAGAGATCCGTACTTAAATGTTGGGACCATATATCCCAACTCCCTAGCCTTTTTAGAGAGTTGACTGAACACCTTAATTTGTTGACCCCTCTCAACCAAGAACGACACTGGGACCCAAGTAGCTTTTGCCATTTCTACCAGGTTTAGTAAAATACACATCTTCTTCATTAGTTTGTGGGGGAGGAGTGTATCCTTGATACAGTAGTCGGCGACTTCACCCAACTTTACGGGGTCCCCTTCGTTGAAACGTTTGAACATTTCCTTCGGTGCCATGTCAATTTTTTGATCACCTAGATATAATTTTGAGACATTATTCAGGCTGTAGGAATCCAATTTGTATCCCTTTTTGACTTCATGGAAAAGATCAAAGATGAAGCGTCCAGGCATGGGTAACAGATTGAGAAAATTGTCACCCAAAGCGCTAGAACTTAACTTCTTTTGAACCACGTGGGACTCTGTGTTTTTTAGTTTCCCCAACTGGTAAAAATCCATCCCACATCTGTTCATAGCTGCTCTCTTGTAGATATAATCGAGATCGAAGCCAAATATATTCCACCCAGTCATGATGTCAATATCCTTTTCCTGCACGTAATCCTTGAAAGCCAATAGGAGCTCCCTTTCCGTCTCGTAGCTCGTGACGTTCTCACCAGATGTATTTTTATAGCACAAACAAGTCGTCTCATAAGGTTCATCTGATCCAAATTTACATAACGTAATGGCAATCTGAAAACAGGCATCCCCAATGACATTTGCATCTGGAAATTTACCAGTAGAACTGTTACATTCAATATCAAATGAAGCTACCACAAACGGTGCAATGTCATCACGATTCACCGGTGTTAAATCAGCCCAATCATTACACCACAGATCGATGTTCACGTTTGCCAGGTGGGATCGGACACACTTAGTCCCGGTGTCCAACCACCCAGTGGATTGGATACCAGTCCTATGCATAAGTCTCAGGACAGGGTCTATATTGGATTCATAGACGTGGTATTTACTAAACGCACTATTGTACATGAAAACCGAGTTAACTTTACGTCTAGATTCTAGATTTTTGAAAGTCAGGTGCATGAAGAAAAATTCCTCGTTATTTTGAAACCCCCAGACATCTTTTTGTTTTGTTAGTGAGTAACCAGTCAGGCAATCTTTTTTCATCGAGTTCAACCTGTCATAGAGAATTTCAACGTTACCCTTTTCAGTCCCACGTGGCAACTTTACAAAAAAGTATGGTTTGAACTCAGTCGTCACACAAATAGATTTACCATCCTCTGTCTTTCCAAAAATGCTGATCAAGTGTTCATCATCTGAATCTCTAGCCTCCCAAGTAAGGGCTTGAAATACTACCATATATGTTAAAATATACCCAAAATTTTAATATCATTTATTAGTAAAATGTCTGCCGCTTTAATAGAACTTGTTTCTGTAGGTGCCCAGGATGTCTACATTACTGGTCAACCTGAAGTAAGTTTTTTTCGTCAAAACTATAAACGTTATACCAACTTTGCTATGAAGCCAGAGCGCATGGATTACATCGGCACGTTTGGTTCCGGTAACGAAGTGATCATTCCCGTTCGTTCCAAAGGTGATCTACTCAGTTATGTGTGGATCGAAGCCGATAACATCGCTTCTACACAAAATAATGATAATGGGTTTTTCAAAAGGACCGCCACCGACCTCACAGAATTTTCCCTGTGGATCGGGGGGCAGATGGTCACCACCATGGATTCCTTATTCATCCAGGGTGTTCACAATCCCCTCATGAGGGATTCTGCCTCTAAAGCCTCCTTTTGTGTAAGTCTCAACCACAGGAAGGAGAACCACGGGGGTAATTACTACATGTTGCCATTCTTCTTCGGTGAAGACTGGACCAAGGCCCTTCCCCTCCTTGCGCTCCAGTATCATGATGTCGAGATCCGTGTCAAGTGTCGAGATGGTTTTACCCCCTCTTCAACACCCAAGGTGTTTGGTAACTACATTTACGTAGACACAGATGAGAGAAAGTTCTTCACCGACAACGAGCACGAACTGCTTATTACCCAGGTGCAAAACCAGAGATTGGGTAGAACCGATAAGGATATTGATATCAGCTACTTCAATCACCCCGTAAAGTCCATCCACGTCGTTTCAGGTAACGCCAAGAATGCTGCGTGGAACCATGCCACTGACGGTTTCAAATTCGGAACTTCGTCTCTCTACATCAACGGTGTCGCCTTATTCGAGAACACTTCTGACGTGTATCACCACGACGTCGTTTCCGAGATGCACACCACGGATATTCCCGATAACATCCTCGACGATCTCGCCACATTCTCTTGGCCGTTCTGCGTGACTATGAGCAAGATGCAACCCACAGGGTCACTAAACTTCAGTCGTATCGATAACGCGAAGATGACCTTCAGTAATCCCCAAAACGGTAACGATCATCATCGTGTATATGCAGTTAACTATAATATCCTCCGTATCAAGGACGGGATGGCAGGCGTCGCATTCGGTAATTAATTTTCATTCACCCTTCTTCTATGTAAACCATTCTTGACAAAGTTGTTTCAAACTTTCTGAAGAATTTGTCCACAAAATAGGCTATACCCTTTCCAAATAAAAAACATCTCCGTTGTCACCCAGCTTTATATTATTTCCATCTTGTTGAATAAAACGGTTGTTTATTTCATGCATTATTTTAAAACCACCATCACTTTGCTTCACGAAATTCCATTTCGCATAACTTTTATTGCTTACATCCTTCAAGGGACTCCCGCAAACGAGCTGCCATGTACAAACCGCTTTAACTACAGCTGGTGAATAATTAGGTTGATTAGGCGTGTCACCTTGGATAACGACACTGTCCAAAGGTCCGTCTAATGTAAAATATTTTTTTACTACTACCCATCCATTGGGGTATTTACGGTGTGTCCATTGGGTGTTTGTGACCCCGGTAACAAATCCGAGATACGCATTGTAAATTTCGGATCCTGTGCCCAAATAGATACCATCTTTATTTTTTATATACAATTTGTCATTATCGAAACTATCGAACACCGGAGGACATTCCTTAATGTTGCAGGCTTGACTTTGGGTTGTACCTTCCTTCGCACACGTACCACCGTTTTGAGCAGCGCTTGTTACCTTCCAAGTCTTAGTCTGTGTACCTGGACCACACGTCTTACTACAGGTACCCCATGGATTACTCCAGTTACCGACACAATTCACAGGACATGCCTGGGTGTTGCAGTTTATTTCCCTTGTCAGATCACCACACGCGGTTCCACTGTTTTGAGCAGCAGTTGTTGTAGTTCTTCTCTGTGACTGTTTTCCAGTACCACACGTCTTACTACACACACCACTATTTGTCCAAGCAGTCTGTACACAATTCACGGCACAGAAAATATCCCGTGTCTCCCCTCCACACGCGGTTCCACCGTTTTGAGCAGCAGTTGTTGTAGTTCTTGTCTGTGACTGTTTTCCAGTACTACTATTACACACACCACTATTTGTCCAAGCAGTC